AGTTGCAATCTGTCCTTTACGGACAGCAAGAACATCTTGTTGGCGCGAATCGCGCTCTGCAGCACGTTGACGTAAGTTCTCAACACGGGCTGAGATTTGTTCTATTGATAACATCTATTTCCTATCCGTATGTTTGTTGCCATTGTTCAGCAACCATCTCATCTAGATTAACGCTATAGCGTTTCTGTGCTTGCGCTCTTGTAGCCCAACGATTATGGGCATACCTTTGCACCACAGAATTCTGTTGCATAAACTCACGGCATCTAATAACGCCAAACCACAGCGCCATCACGCAGTCAGTCTTACCTCTGGTATCAGGCTTCCAAGTAATTAACTGTTGTGTTAAAGCCTTAAGTCCTTCAGAACCTTCATTGCTAGGGAGTTCAATGGTGTTGTTCTTTTGATGCTTGCCATTGCTTGTCGTTCCGAAAAGTGTGGACATAGATGCGACACCAAAGTTTGTGTCCCATTTGTTTTTTCCAGTGAAGTGAGCATTGAGGCGAACACCATAAGTTGCCAGCCATTGTTGTAAGTCTGAGTCAAGGGCGTAGGCTTTTTGATGGGCGTTGATTTCAACGCGGAGTTCTTGCGGTTTATACTTCTGAACAAACTCTTCAATTGCTTGCCTAATCTTTTGTGGGTTGGGCTCTGCCATATTTAGGCAGTCCAACACATAAATCTTTCCGTCCATCCTGTTGTAAGTCATAGCCACAAAAGCAGCGTGCCCTGCCATAGCAGGGTCAAAACCAACTACTGTATAGCCTTCAACTTGAGCAGGGTGTCCTGCAGCGCCAGGTCTTAGCGGACCTCGCTTACGCATTCCATTTAAAGAACCCTGAACTAATTCAGGTGGGAATATAGAATCTTCAGTTACATCTTCTTGCTGATATACAAGAGCCCACGTAGACGGAGTAACTTCGCCTCTGCGCCGTGCAAGGGTCGGACCATCCCACTTAGGATATAGTCCCTCCTCATCTGGGGTGTCCGCATCGCCATCCCAGGCAACATCCGATTTAGGCCAGAGCGTAGTCCAGTCTTTCGGCTTATCAGCATACTGTAGAACAGCAGGCATACCCATATACGTAAATGGGCTTTTGCCGCTTGACCAATGCTTCGGGTCGCGGAGTTCTTTATAAAAGTCATTCGGCGCAATTCGGGTCCCTACTACCAGCAACTTACCATTCTTACCCAAACGGGTAATAACTTCTTTCTGTAGCCAGTTAATCTGCTTCTCGTGTTCGTGAGCATTGGCTGTGGTTATACAGTCATCAAGAATAATTAAATCAGCACGGGCACCATAGATTTGACCCCCCATACCGAGTGCCTGGATAGTCGGGTCTTTTTCAGATGAATCACGAGCATCGTTACCCAGATAGACGGTATCAACACGCCAGGTATCAGAGTCTTCTTTCCATCCCCCTTCTGGTCCAAAAGTTGTCTGCAACTTCAACCAGCGCGGGTGGCTTAACCTTTGCTTTATTGCGTACACGAATTCCCGTGCTTTGACTAACGTCTTAGAAACTACGATGATTCTAACATTGGGATTTAGCGCGATGCGATAGGTAGAGTAATTCACCGTAATCACGGTGGACTTAGCGTGCTCAGGCGGCACGTTTACAAGGAGGCGGTGTTTATCGCCAGGCTCGTAAATCATATTAGGGTGGAGCCAACTAGGCTCTCGTCCCTCTAGTAGGTCAATCCAGTCCTGATGGTGGGGGAAGACCTTCTGGTCAAGAAACATCTCAGAGAACTGTGGGAAGGATACATCCTCACGGGCTACCCCTAGCGCTTTTAGGGAGTTCTCTTTAGCGCTATCTTTGGCGTCAGCCAAATCCTGTGCAAACTGCTTATCCCTAGAAATCCAAATACGGACAGTGTCTGGCTTTTTGCCCAACTGTTCCATAGCCCTTGCCACTGGCATACCCTCAGATACCAGGGCTAAGACTTTAGCCTTGGCTTCAGCCATAGCCTTTGTCCTAGGGTTATTACCTTTCTGAAAAGTCACAGTATTGTCCCATCTGCAATAGTCTATACAGCCTGTCAGATACAGATAGAGATACAGTCTGTAACGCAAGCCCTAAAGGCTTGCTACTGCACGGGACTATAAATAGTCCCTACTATCTATTAATCCGTTCAAACAGCCATTCCGAACGGTTTATAACAAAATTGTTATACAGATAACAGTTAAAACAGGACAAAATAGGACAGAACAGGGGCATAGGCTCTGTACGGAAAAATCTTTATCGGTGTGTACTATATAACTCTCAGCCAGTATTAAACAGTCTGGGGTCATCTAGACCCCATCCTGTTTGCTGATAGCGTGGACAGTGCTGTCTGGATAGCGCTGTCAGGGCTATCTATCTGGCTGAACTATCTGGTGCGCTGGCTAGGCTGCTCCGATAATCTGTCAGGCTGGCTAAAACTGCCCTCCTGATTATCTGTTTCAGCCTCAACCACTAGCCATCTGCGCCCTACAGTTATTGCTGGCTCACCTGCCAGAAACGCACAGGGCAGAGTTGCCCTGAGTTTCTGGAGCGGTGCTCGCCACTCAAGTTCTGCTTGAGTGCGCTGCTCCAGCGTAGGAGTCAAACTGCTGGAGCGCTGTGAGCATAGCCCTGTGAGGGTGAAACTTGCTCTAACCTCAGCATTTCTGTCGCCTGATTTCGCTGTCTTTGCGAAATCCTGAGACTGCCCGTCTAGGCGGTCAAGCCTGATTTCGGCGACCAGCCGCGTTCGGGCCGAAAATGATGGAGCACTTCGGCTTCATTTTCTGGAACACCTGCTCTCTGTCCCACGGCTGCGTGGCTTTGAAGCCTAGCACACCTGCGGCGTGCTTTGGACGGCTTCAGCCACTCCGACCGTGTGTGGCAGAAAGCAGGTAGAAAATGAAGCACGAAGTATCATTTTCGTCAGCCGAACTTGCTGGTCTTGAAATCAAGACCGCCAAGACAGGCAAGGATTACGCAAAGGGCGTAATCATTCTAAGAAATGATGAGGGCAAGTTTCAGGCTTCCCTCCCATTTCTATGCTTCACAGCAGCAGTTGGACACCTCCGCTCTTTGGAGCAGCAGGAGCACTCAATTGAACTTGTCGGTGGCGAGACACCAGAAACTACAGAGCAACGCCCTCGTGCTAATGTTTCTGGCTGGTTTCGCACCAGCAAAACTGATAAGGGCTGGACGACTAGTTTTATGGTTGAGTCTGTAAACTAGATAAAGAAGGGCTGGTGTTTTAGCCAGCCCTTTTTTATTATCTCCGCACTAGTGGCTGAGATATTGGCTATGGCTGTCCGCGCTCCATCTACTTGAGCAGCGTCTGCAAGCAGGTCTGCTCCAACAGTAGCCGAAAGGCAGCGCGGAACTAGCCATTAGCCAATGAGCAGATAGCCCTGAGCGCTGATACATAGTCAGCGCTATCAGATGGCTAAGTTAAAAAATATCGTGGCAATGACCAGAGTGGTCATTGATTCTTTGACAGTTCTTGGGCGTTACACGAGTCCAACTGTCATTGTAAACGAGCGCTCAAAAATACCACAGCCTGGCAGACAGGCCGTCAAGTGGTCGCTCCTGATAGCAGACGCAGGCTCGCACTTGACTGCCTTGCCAGCCTGTGGTGAGAGGAAAGCGCTCTCAAATGGAGAGTGTATATAAATAAAGGAGATAGATAATGTTTGAAAATTGGTTTATTATTGGTGCTAGATTATGTTGTAATTGTAAGGTAGATATAGATGTAAAGAATGAAGGTATTGATTGTGAAGATTTAGGGAAAGAACATATATGGCACAATGATAGTTGGGAAGATATGTGTTGTGTATGTGGTAGAGATTATGAAATGATGTATAAATAAGGAGACTATGATGAGAGTATATAAAAGAGGTAGTGAACCTAAAGGGTGTACCTATGTTGGTAGAGGTAGCCAATGGGGTAATCCATTTAGGATTGGATATGATGGAACAAGAGCAGAAGTTATTCAGAAGTTCAGATTGTATGCTGCTCAAAGATTAGTTAAAGAACGTAATTGGTTAACGCCTTTAGTTGGTAAAGATTTAGTGTGTCACTGTTCTCCATTGCCCTGCCACGGAGATGTGATTATAGAGTTGATAAGAGACCTGCATATTGAACTGCCCTGCGACGGGGCGCCAGGGCAGTTCAATAAAGGAGATAAAAATGATTAATAGTTTTACTGGAAAGTATTCATTTCTAAGTAATATGTATCCTCATAGTGCTATTGGAAAATCCGTAGAACATTATTTTCAAGCGGCTAAGTCTACTAGTGCTGAAGATTATCAGTATGTAGTAGATGCTGTTGATGGCTATGAAGCAAGAGCAAGAGGTAAGAAAATATTAATGCGTGATGATTGGTCAGAATGTAAAGAGGATGTTATGTTCAATGAACTTGCAGTAAAGTTTTATGCTTATCTTAGTATGCAAAAGATGTTATTGGATACTGGTGATGAAGAGTTAGTAGAAGGTAATATTTGGGGCGATAGATATTGGGGAGTAGATATAAAGACTGGTATTGGAGCAAACAAGTTAGGTAAAATGCTAATGCAAATAAGGGAGGAAATAAGATGCAAACAGTAGAAGTATCTAATGGTATGTCTGTTATCAATGAATGTTATGACTGTATGGCTATTGCAGATTATGATGTTCAGTGCAGAGTTTGTGACGAGTCCGATGAGGCTAGAGTAGATGAGTTAGCCTGGAATCACAGGGCTGATGAGCGTTTATCTGAAGGTGATGTTATTACTGACCTAACAACACCACCTTCTGCAACTGAATGGGTAGGAAGTCATACCCGTCAGAGTGATGGCAGGATTAGAGATGAGTTTGCTCCTGCTACATATAACTTGGCAGACAGATGTCCAGGTAGTTATTTCCTAGGCAAGCATATCTTTGACCTAGATGATGATGAACAGCATTCAATCATTCATTTCTATGAAATGATATGTATGAATTGTAATCTTGTGCGACTCAAGAGAACGGGTTGCCAAGAATGCGTATAAGAGAATGGTTAAGAAGCGGTGCCCGCCCGACAAGCGAGGCGGGCCACCGCTCAATAAACAATATAAAGGAGACTAAAATGAATAACAAAATAGAAGCAACTGGATATATTAAGAATGTTCAGGAGCGTGGTGCTGGTAACTACAAGGTTATCACTGCCAATTTAACACAACGAGATGCTGATGGTAAGTGCACATTCACAATGCCATTGGTATTTACAAATGACCAAGCAAAGTTGATTCTTGGGAACCTTACTTGGAACGATGGAGTTTCAGAAGTTGTTAATCTAACTGGCAAGTTGGTTACACGCTTTGACCGCCGTCCTGGCATTGATAATGCTCAGCGCCG